GCAGAAACATCAATATCTAGCAATCTACTTGCTTTGCTCATTGACTCGCTACTTTGAATAGCTTGAATGACTTGATCGTCAGAAAAATTAGTGACAGCCATTACAGTTTCTTTCGCCAATAAAGGGTGTCTTTGCAACCCCACGGTTTAGAAGGTTCAAACATTTTGAAACCGCAAGCTATCAAACTGTTGGCAGAGGCAGGGTTGAATCTTGTGTCAGAAACTAACCATTTCCACCCAATAGCTTTCGCTTGTCTAATTCGGACACGAATAAACTTTTTCTGTAGTCCTTGTCCACGATGAGAAGGAATAACACCAGCACGACAAAGATAGCCACAATCAGTCCACCGCACAGAGCGAACAAGACCCGCGAAACCAATATCCACACCATTTTTAGTAGCAATCCACCAAGTCCCAAAATTTGTATCATCGGGCTTGTCATACGGTAAACAGATTTTTTGTAGTGCAGAAAGTCTGTTTTGTACTGAATCTTTGCGGGTGTCTGCGCGAATAATCATTAGCGCATTGGATTGTTTTTTTGTTAAGTTGTTATGACAAAACTGATAAGGCTTGATTGGTGTGGTTAATCCTATCCTCAAGCCCTATCGTCCCACCGTTGATTTTCTTTGTGAGAGCAGTCCAATTCGCTTCTTCCGCGAGACGGTTGCAGTCATGCGTTGACCAAAACCAACCCGCTGTTAAAGCCGCATATTTGGGTGTGGCGACTAGATCGGGTTCCATCACGAAATCTACCCCTAATGCTTCTCCAGCATGAAAGTAGTTAGCGTGTCCGGTAAGCTGAATGCAGCCCCTACCGCGAAACCGATACCCGTCACCACTAGCCTCATCGCGGTTGCCCATGCGACTAGCATAGACCATATTGGCAATCTTCTTAGGGTTTCGAGCGTACTGATTGGCAATGTCCAATGAAGGAAACCTTTTAGCCCACAGCTTCATGAGTGTTTCAGCGCGGTAATTTAGGTTTTCTTCCAATGTCTTGAAGTGTCCGCACTCATGTCCGCACTGCCCGATGAAGGCAGCTTGTTGGCGTTTGGTGGAGATATTGAATCTGTCAAATGTCTCATTGAGTGCATCGACCCACTCAGCCCCAATGTAAAGTTTTTTTAGTTGTTCAGCGTTTACCATTGATTATCTCCATTGCTTTCTCGTAAGAAGAAATACAAGCGTTTAACTGCGCGGTGTTTCTGTCGCCTTGGGCGATGATTTCGGCAATGGCTGAGAGGGTTGCTCTGTCGGAGTCAGAAGTTTCATAAACCGTTCGGTTAGGTTCACTTCTTTCTTTTGTGCTATCTCCGGTGGGAGTGGGGGCATTTGCGGGGGTTTGTACGCAACTTGTGGACGGGAGCCGCAACCGACCATCACGAATAGCACGATCAAGAGAAGACTGTTTTTGATTGATGACATTGTTGGCCTCCGATAGTTTGGTTGATTGGTCATTCAGTTGTTGGGCAAGTTCGCGTTCTTTCTCTCGCGCTTCATCGTTCTTTTTGGCAATCTCGACTTGCATTTCAGCGTCACGATCACCCCATCCAACATGATGCCCGTAACCGTATGCGCCAGCTACAGCAATCATCGCCCCAATGATGAAGTACGGGTTAACCATTCTTCACCTCATGCCGAGCAGCAGCGATTTCTTCCCGCACTGAGTCAGATTCCAAATGTTGGGGTGGGGTAGTGGGGGGAGGTGGGGGAGTCCAACTTTCATCTAAGGGTGGATTGACCCACACGGGCAACGCACCGGAAGGAAGTGGGCTAGAAGGCGCTGAAACGGGCGTAGAAGGCGTTGTAGTAGCGGCGGGAGGTGTTGAAATCCTATCTGTAATCGCTTGAACACCTTTTCTGCTCATCACGCCACCAATACCGCCAACAATCAACAAGACAATATCGTTCATCATCTTCAAATATGCTTGATCGATGGGGGCCATGCTTTTGATCGGTTGAGTGACAAATGTCACCGAGTACAGCATCGCCATCACAATACCCGCAAGAATGACGGTCACAATCAAAACGACACTTGCCCAAACATAAGTTTCAACCAATTGAATTTTGTCGTTCATAGATTGCTTTGTGTCAGTTGGTTGCATTTTCTACCTTCTTTTCTTCAACCTTTGGGGGTTCAATCTTGTTTGTCAGAATTGGGGCTACCAAATATTCCGGACAAGTTTGGGTAAACAGACAACGGGGTTTTTGGCATTCAGCTAAATCAAAGTTATCGGGGTTCTGACACACATAGCGATAAGTATCTTTGCATCCACCCAAAAGCAGAACCACCGCAATGGATATGACAATCACACACCACAAGAATTTATTTTGAGTCATTTTTCATTCTGTCCAATTCTTTACGGTCATGTTCTAGCTGTTGGCGAAGTCTCTCCATGCGTTCAATTTGCATTTTGCTTTCTTTCTGTACAGCCAATGTGTCATAGTAAATGCTACCAATCAAAGGAAGCATCAAGGCGAACACAATCACCATTGCAATGAGAGCGACTAGAAACCCCATCTGACTTTTCTGTCCATAACGAGTAAAGTGAAAAACAGAGCGAGATACAGCATGAAGATTAGGCAAACTACCCCGTAGATGGCCTTGTCTTGAATTGCTGAAATCACTTTGCGCCGTTGCCATTCTGCTTCACGAATCCTTTTCTCTTGTGCCAATCTTGCTTGCTCTTGTTCTTCAATGATCTGCACCCTCATTTGATTTACACGGGTGTACAAGTTCCCTAACTCTTTGGGGGACTGATACACCATGATCTCTCTAATTTCCTTAGATAGCTTTTCAAACTGAGTCTTTGCCAATTCTCGGTTAAGAGCAGATTCCATGATGTTCTGATTTGGGTCATAAACATTCTTAGATTTTTCTTCTTCTTCTCTAATGTGGTCTGCAAGCTGTTGCTGAATCTTGAAGAACTGTCCGAGATTAGCCGCCAAATCAGCAACGACTTTGTTTTCGTCCCAAACTTCGGGTTCTGCCTTCTTTGGCTTGGCAACGGGTTTATCAGTAGGCTTTTTCTTTTTCTTGAAAAAACCAAAGAACCCACCGACTTCCTCTGCAATGGCTGTAACCTCTTTGGCAGTCTTTTGCGCCGCAGAAATCGTGCCCTTAACATCTTTGTATAGTTCACACCCTTTTCGGATGGCAGCGACACATCCGTTTGCCATTGCCAAAAGCGTGAGAGGGTCAATGTCAAATCCCCAATAGTTTCTTTACAAAGTCAGCAGCTACGCCGGGGCCAAGCAATACAGCGAGAATCACAGCATAGAGCAAGTATTCAATCTTGTTCATGCGCTTAGAACCATCAGACAGTTGATCGACTATCTTGATGTAGCGTTCAGCGCATATCGCCTCATGCACTGCTAATCGCTTGTCCACTTCTTCACTCACTTTGCTCTTTCGGTAATTGAGCCTCCGCTTGCTCTTTGATCTTCATCAATAGAGGATAGGCATTCATGCGGGTGGGAAGTTCGCCCAATACATGAAGAAGGCTATTCACTTCTTCAACAGTGAGTGTGAGATTTAGTTCCAAGGCAGACCCCTTGCAATCTTTGGTGCTTTCTGTTCGGCAATCTGAGCCTCTAAAGAAGCCTCTACAGCCTCTTTATCCACAGACTGCCACACCCAAGCCAACACATCAGCTTGAGTCAAAGAATCATAGGAAACAGTGGGTTCGCCAGTCCATGAGCAAGTATTGATGACAGATGCAGAGTAGTCTCCATCTGTTGCAACTGCTTGCCAATGTGCAGTGGTGACAAAACCATCTGAGGTTTGTCTGTCAAGTTGGGATATGTTCCAAGTAATCATGCTGACTCCAGAAAATTAAATTTACCATAGTATTTATCTCTTGCCTCTTCAGCCACAAGTTGGGCCAACTCAAGGTCTTTGAAAGAACCAAAAAACTTTGATTTGCAATTTACTTTCAAATAAACAGTATAAGTTTTTCTGTTTTTGTTGTAGTAAACATTGCGACATCCATGCGTTGATTGTTTGTTTTTTGATTGATTTATTGTATTTTGCGACTGGGTAGCCTCACGCAAATTTTCAATTAAATTATTATTAGAATTTTGGTCAATGTGGTCTATTATTTTGGGCGAATAACCATGACACATCATGTAAATGATTCTATGGGCATATAGCTGTTTTCCATTAACACACACTTTTCTGTACCCGTGTCCACTTTCTGCGCCAGCCTCTCTCCCATTGAATAATGGTCTGGCACAATTTTTCCAATACAGTTTTCCATTTTTGTATTCGAACAAATGTAATAGTGTTGTTTGATCTACCATTATGTAGCCTCAAGTGCAGTGATACGGTCGGTGAGTTGGGTGATGAGGGCTTGCTGTTCTTGGATGGCGGCAGTCAGTGTGGCAACCAAGAATGAAGTGTCAATGCCTTGAGGATTGATTGAACCATCTTCGTTCATGGCATCCTTTGCGCCAACAACTGCATCGGGCACAATTGCTTGTAACTCATGAGCAATAAAACCCTGACCATCTGTGCCGTCTGATTTCCACTTATAAGTCACAGGGTTAAGTTGTAAAACTTTAGCCAAAGCACCCGTCATTGGTGCGATGTTTTCTTTCAAACGGTAATCTGACGATGTAGTGTAGGCAACCGTTGTTGTTCCATTATGGTCAATGCGCCCAGCAGTATCGCCAGCAGAGTTTCTAAATAAAATATAAACGCCGCCAGTAGATGCCCAAGTATCATCAAGCGTAATCCCTTGTTTAGTTTGACCAAGAAAATCAACACTAATAACACCAACGCTATTTACGCTTGTAGTCCCCACCAGCAAGTTACCGCTTGCATCAAGGGTCATTGCTTGGGTGAAGGTGATGGCGTTACCTGCTGTGCCAGAGGGGGCAATGTACCAAGCGTGTTGGTTGCCAGAAATTGTATATTTACCAGCCGCAACGCTTGATGTAATGTATCTAAAATTTGATGTACCGTAGTAATTATTTGCGCCTATGGAAACATCTGAAGTTGAAAAGCCATAAACACTGCCGTTTTTAATTTGAAATGCGGTCAGCGTGTCCCAAGCACTAGGCGTAACACCCAATCCCAAGTTACCGCTGGAGTCGATGGTTAATTTAGTTCCAGCAGATGAGCCGCCATAAAGCAAAAGGTCAGAATTTGCTCCATTATCTTGTGCAATAAACGACCATGTTTGGGCCGTAATAGTATTAGACCTAATGTTTATGCCACCATATCCCGATGGATTGGATGACAAAATTCCATAGTTAGTTGTATCTCCAACAACCGCCAATTTATTTGTAAGTGGAGTTGTTCCAATGCCAAAAGAAGACGCATTCCAAGTCAACGCACTACCCGTAGTCAGCACCTTGGAGCCGTTCAAATAGGCAACACCATTGGCTGTGCCGTAGGACAGCGTTAGAGAGCCGCTAGAGCCAACGGTAAACGGGTCGTTTGATGTACCACTCTGAAAATCTTTCAGATGGCCCATGATGGCACGAATGGCGTTATTGATGCCACTCGGAGCGCAGCCCTCATCAATGTTGATTGACGCTACATCTGTGTTTGAGTTAGCGGTTGCGCTGTACTCGCTGATTTTTGTCTTTGGCATGATTTACCTTTACTCTGTTAAACCAAATGCAGCGCCATATCCGATTGATAGGGCTTTGCGTTGCAGTTCTTTGCTCAATGATTCGACTTGCATGATATTGGCTTTTTGCATCAATCTCGCGGCAAGTTTCGGGTCTAGCATCGCTTCCACAAGCAATTCGCGTATTTTGTCATCAGTGCCGTTATAAAGCCAATTCATTGGGGCAGCGACTTTGTTTAGTGCGGGGCTTACTTCGCCAAACATCTGTTTACCAACAATCCCACCGATCACATTGGCAAAACTCATGTTCTTGAATGTGTCCGAACCCGGCGACTTAGCTGCGCGAGACAACACACCGGAATCTAAATCTTCCGCGACTTTCTTCAACATCATCAATTGAGTCTTTGAAAGATTGGTGTCTTGTTCGGCAGCACGAATAGCCCGAGTGAATGCGGGTTGAGACAATAGGAAATCTCCAGCCCGTGATGGGTCGGGAATCGTTGAAATGACTTTGCTCTTGAACCCTTGAGCCGCTTCTAGTTTCTCAATGCCGCGACTTGAGGCAGCGTACTTATCGAGATATGCCTTGTATCCCGGAGCAGCCGCATCAATCGCATCATCAACAGATCGAATCACTTGCTCTAGTTGACCCTTTGCCAAACTGTAAGCCGAGCCTTCTTTGTCTAGCAGACCTTGAGCCGCATCGCGCAAATCTTTGCGAACCTCATACATCCGTTGCGGAGTGGTTCCCTCTGCCAATTGGTCTTTGGCCCAAGTCATCGCCTTTTTAACCGTACCCCTTGCGCCAACATCTGAGGCCAAAATGTCATCAATGGTTTTGTTGACAGTCAGCGATACAGCAGATTGGAAGGTCTCCGGAGATACCGTAGATGCTGCAAATGCTTGCTCACGCAATGGCGCAGTCACTTCATCGCGCTTTGCAATGGCTTGCTTGAGTGCTTCCTCATCTTTTGCCATACGGTCAACAATGGCTAATCGCGCTTGATTGGCTTGAAGTTGTTGCGCTTCAAATGGCCCACCCGTTGCCAAACCCCTAATGGGTGTCTCAGCAGCGATCAAACCAATATCTCGGCTTGCTTGTGCCGTTGTTGGTTGGTAGCCGGGGACAGTTGGCCTAAAAGTCGCAATGTTCTCGATAGCGGTTTCCGGTTCTCTTGCCAATGAGCGCAAAACCTTACCCGTGATTACTTCTCGTCCGGCCTCAGTCAATGGGCGAACAAACTCTTGTGCAGTACGCATCACAGCGGGAATATTGGCCTCTCGCATCTGTTTGGTAGAACCAACCATGCCCATACCACCGCCAGCACCGCCAGCCAATGATGCCAACAGTTGACCCATTGGCCCCGCATCTTCTTCCCTTGCGTAACCGGATAGACCCGCAGCACCCGCAGCCGACCCAACTTGTGCCGGAAGGTTTGTCGTGAAGAACTCTTTTGCAGCCGGAGCCATACGACCCGCTACAGCAGCAGGGCCAGCAACCCCCGCCAAACCGCTTGTAATGTCTTGTACGACCCTTTCTTGAGCCGATTGAGGCTTGGGTAGCCCAATGTAGTCCAAGAGGTTTTGCAGCCCTTTAGACGATGGCATCATTGTCTCTTTGCCAGTTCCGAGATTAACCAATCCGGTTAGTGCATCTGCCATCATTGTGGGAATAGCGGTTGCGCCCGTGATACCAGCCCGAGCAGTCAATCCGAGTTGACGCATCAAATCATCCACCGACCCCATCGGCATTGATTTGGTTTGGGGGAATGTGGTCATGCGTTGTGCGATCTCGCGCTTGCTCATTCCCGCATACGGGTCTGTTACAGCGGGTGCTTCCGGAACTTTCTGTTTGGCAAGATAAGCATCAATCTCTGCCTCAGAGTATCCGGCTTGTTTTGCAGCTTCACGATCAAAGGCCATTTTTTACCTCTCAAAGCTAGAAAGTGGGGCGCGGCCTATCCGAGCATACGGGTTAAAGATTGCCGTATCTTTACCACCAAGCTGACGATTAATGTCTCGATACACATCCAATTGGGGCAACAATTGTGCTTGTCGTTCGATGGTGATTGATTCTGTGATGCGCTTCATTGCTTCGCGTTCTTGTGGCGTGAATGAACCGCCTTTAGCTAAACTCTGTGCATACAGTTGGATTTGTGTTGGGATTGATCTGTTACCAATGATGGTTTTCACATCACCCATTTGAACCGCACCAGCAGGGTCGTAAATCTTTGCTAAGTTGTAGATCAATGCGCCATCAGCACTAATGTTGCCCTTTTTAGCCAACGAGTATGCTTCATTGAATGCACCAATTCGGCTTGCAACCTCTTGATCTCCGGAACCTTTGGTGAGTGCTTCCCATTGCTTGATGGTGTCCAATTGACGAGCAGCCACCGCAGTGGGGTCTTTCAGATCGACTTGAACTTTTGGAGCCTTCAACAATTCTTTGCGATCAATGTATGCTTTGATTGCTGATCTATCTTCCGGCGTGAGATTGTTTATATCTCGCGGAATACCAATGATCTGCATTGCCTCTTTGATAGGTGCAGAAATGTTTTCCGGTTTCTGAGCACTCAGAAATTGATTGATTGATGTGTTTGCATCGGGCGGCAGTTTAGACGGGTCAGCAGTGCCATAAAGAATCATGGCAGCATTACCCACATCGCCCGTTAAGGCCAATGGCTTTGCTCTGCCTTCGGCCTCTAACACCGTTCCGGTTGGAGTGCTTCTAAACCGCTGTTGACCTTCGCCCAAAGTGAATGCTTCACCAAGCATCGCCTTTTGTGCGTTTGACAGTGCTGAAAGCTGTTGCAGTCCTTCGGGGCCAAGTGCCATCAACTTAGGTGCAATGCTTTGCAGATTGAACGATGGCTGTACGGGCGCAGTCGTTTCCATGTCGCCATCAATGCTTCCCATCTGTATGCTTGGCGTTCCCGGCGTGTAGCCTTGCATTGTGATTTGCTGTGCAAGCTGTTGACGCTGTTTCTGTGCTTTGGCCTCTTGCTGTTTTTGCATGAAGTCTTGAATCTGCATTTCGCTCATCTTGCCGCGCAAAGCATCTTCCATTGACTGCTTATAGGCTTGTTGACCACCCGCTAGACCTTGAGCGATGGCAAGTGCTTCACCTCCCGGCGTTCTGCTTGGTGCGCCAGCTTGCAAAAGAGCCAATGCAGTGTTTTGCAGTGCTTGATTTTGGGCTTGTTGCCGAACGCGATTTAACTCGTCCTCACCCAATAGCCCACCGTAATACGATGGAGTCGAGCCGAAAATGTCAAGTAGTGCCATGATTTTCCTTAGAAGTTTGTATCAACTTCATTGCGTCTTGAGTAGTCATCATATAGACCCGTGTTGACGGGAGAGCCGCCACCAAAACCGCTTGTTAGGTAATTCCATCCGCTTCTTAATCCACTAGACAAACTGCCTCCGGTTGCTTGATTTGCTTGATTAAACACATTCAGTCCGAGTAAGCCCGTACCCAATGCCGTAGCGGTGGGGTTCGTGTAGTACGGTGTTTGTGTGGTGGTGGTTTTGCCAGCAGGGAAGCCATAAACCATATTCAAGTAATTTTGCAATTGCTGTTGGGGTAAGCGTTGCTCATACTGTTGTCGGGCAATGTCCGCTTGAAGTGCGGTCTGCTGATAACCCTCACCGAGTTGACCCGCGCCCAATAACTTGTTTATGTCTCCATAGTCTGCCTCTGCGAGTCCCGGAGCCATGCCGAGTGCCCGCATTTGGTTTTGGCGTTCTTGAGCGTAGTTCTCATAAGAGAGCCGACCCGCTGTGTCTGCCAGCTTTTGGGCAAAGGTTCCAGCCGCTTGACTCTCAAGATTGCCCATCGCACCGGAGCCATATCGTCCGGCCTTTGAAGCAGCGGAAGAAATGTCGCCGATGGTCTTTTGGAAGGCAGTCTGTGCAGCAGTCGCAGCGGGTTGAAATGCGCCTTGAAAGAATGGATTGCCGCCGAGATAGTCACCCGCCAGCATCCCACTCACATTGCCTTGTGCTTGACCCAACAGAGGATTGCCAGCCATTGCCCTTGCTTGCAGGGCTTGTAGGGCCGTTTGTGTGGGCGCAGATGGGCCTACATAGGTTTGTCCGGGGTAGTACTGAGGGCCACCACCTAAGTATTGTGCTTTTGCTTGTTCAAGGCCATAAGTCAAATATGGCTGTATCGCGGGGTCAATCTGCGTTGTCTGCGATGTGGTTGCAATTTCCGTTGCCATGAAATAATCCTTTCATTAAAAGGACTCCAGCAGGGTCATCCACTAGAGTCATTGTATCAGCCAACTATTACATACCCAAATGTTTTGTCAGCGGTTGAGTTTGCAAAATGTGTCAGCGTTGCGGTTCCTTGTCCCCGTGAACTGACATACACATTGAACGATGATGATGTGTTGACATAGCTTAATGTAGCAATTACAGAGGGCACAGCGGGACGGGTTGGGGTTGTGCTTGTCGTGTAGTGTTCGATTGATACGCCCGTAGCCGATGGTCTCCACATGATCTCTACATAGTCGCTTGCCGCCAAATCTACAAAGAAATTCAGCGCGGCAATTAAGTGAGATGGATCACCCGTCGATTTTCTTTGTGGTAGATGAAATCTGCTGTTTGATTTGTCAATGTTTGTGCCGTTCTTGCGAAACCATACATCCACATCTTGGCCGTCATTGGTGGTGTTCTTGAATTGGATACTGAATTGAATGTTATACACACCCGCATTCGCCACATTCATTCGGCTGCTGTTGGACAGAGTTACACCGTTTGAATAATCAGTCGTGTCAAAAGTGATGGCGTAAGCAGTTGTAGTGTTTGCCGCTGTTTGGTCTGTATTGTCTTGAAATGCCCCGTAGGGCACAGCATCGGTGTTTGCTGCCGCTGTTAGTGGCATGAACAAGATGATGCTATCCGGCCCGATTCGTCTATCAGTGATGGTCGTAGTGGTAGCACCACCAGTAGCAAGCGTGATGCTTCCCGTGTTATTGGTCTTGCCATTCATGATGCCGTTAACGACTTCCGCAACAGATCGCGGTTCTCCTCCGGCAAATGGAAGAATCCTAAACATCAGCGCACACCTTGCTGAACAATATCAACATCCAAACCCATCGCAGTTTTCCAATTGTCGCCAGTTGGTTGCATCCGCAGTCTGTGATACTTTCCGGCGCTTCTCAGAGAGATACGGTTATCAGCATCGGCAGTAGCCGCATTGCTGTACGACAAACTCTGCGTTAGAAGCGTTCTAGAGGCCACAGAAACACTCGCAGAACCGTTATCCACCAAAGGACGGGCCAGCATCACAATCGAGCGTCCCGCATCAATATCGCCCGTTTCTAACACCGCTGATTTGTTTGCACCCGTAAAGGTGATAACTCTCGCCCCATCAGTGCCACCGAGAAAATACTTTCCTCCGGCATACAAAGCAGAATCCATACTCACGGGCAAAGCGTCAATAGATGCGTTAATCGAATCCAATTGCTCTAGCGTCACAGATGCAGTTGAAGCGTCTGAAATGTAGTCCGCAGTGGTCTCCATCAACGACCATTTATTTGTCGTGAAGTTGTAGACAATCAGTTTTCTTGTCCCATCAGTGGCGAGATAGTTCCACATAATCATTTTGCGGATTGGGTCTGCCGCCGCTGACATTGTGGTTAAGTCCAAATTCGCATCATTGAAGAAGAACCGATCTACCTTCTCTGACCCGATAGGCGTGACTTTCTGCCCATCACAGACATAAAACCCATCGTCCGACAAAAAGAATGTCAGTCCTTGATACTGACACACCGACCCCGCAGCGATACAGCCCTTGCCCCGTGATATGTTGTCGAATTGGAAGATGAACGGTGTTCCGGCGTAACTCATGCGGGAGATTGACTTCTCCATCAGAATAATCCCGAACTCGCCACCGCGAATGCCCGTGATATGTCCACCATCGGGAATGTCTTGATAGTCAGATTGAGTGTTTACATTCTCGACCCAATCTGTCTCGTCATTGATTGCTGACCAACGCACTCGATATGGGCGAGTGGTTCCACTCTCATCAGTGTGTGCCACCACTACAAAATCACGAACGACCGTGATGAACTTAGCGATAGGCGCACTGTCTGACAGATTCTTGAATGACGAACTCCCATCCGCTGAATAGACTTGCAGCCTTTGGGTGAAGTTGGTTCCGATGATCTGATTGCCAAAAAGAGTAAATCTAAACCGATCATTGGCCCCCGTGTTGTATCCCGCAGAGGTCGCAGAAATGGTCACATTGCCCGATGTGGTCGCCGATGTGGTCGTGATCGAGAAGCTATCAGCGCCAATTTTTGTAACAGTAAATTGACCATCTGCCGCTGCGCCGCTTGTAAAGTCCAAATAAACAGAGTCACCCGTTTTCAGCTTGTGAGCAATGGAAGTCACTGTAAGCGTAGTCGTGCCACTTTGGGAATATGTGCCCGTGAAGCTAAACACACCCGTCAAAGCACCAACCGAATCCACTGTGTAGATTTTGTGCAGGCCAGCAGCAAATAGCTTTGTCGTGCCGCTTTGGTCTTTGGCAGAAATGATTGAGGTCAAATCCTCCGCAGCCGCAGCCGAGAAATTAGCCTCTGCCGGAAATGCCCCGTATCCCGCAGTTACCGGATAGCAGTTCTTAGCCACAGTCAATGCCCCCGTCAACCCCGGTTGATCGGGGAGCCATTCACCTAATGCGATTCTTTGAGTAGGCATCATCCATTCCTTAACCATTCATTTGAATTCGTTGCGGTGTCTGTCCATGTATTTCCCGATGTTCCCACATCTGTCCATGTATTCGCGTCAGCGGTTACGGTTGTCCATGTGTTCCCACCAGCACTCACATCAGTCCATGTGTTTGAGTCTGCCGCGACATTTGACCAATTGTCACCCAATCGGATGCCAATGCAAGAAATCGTCACTGTCCCGCTGATCGACATTTGTGCTTGAAATGTCACCGATGGCACAGCAGAAACGGTCGCTATTCCATTCAGAATACCCGCAGCACTCGATACCAACCCACCGAGAGCCGAGACGCTAGCAGTCCCATTGATCGACCCGCTTGAGGTTCGGATTCTGATTGCAGCAGCCGAAACCGTAGCCGCACCGGACAAACTAGCAGCGCCTTGCCTTACTCGATAACCGTCACTAATAATCGAAGCAGAGCCGGAGACCGATGCGCCGCTTGAGTAAATGCCGTTTCCAGCCGCTAGAACGGTCGCTATGCCGCTGATTGATGCAGAGCCTAACCTTACCCTTGTTCCGCTTCCCGATACCGTTGCAAGCCCCGTAATCGAAGCAGTCGCAGCGTAGGTAACTTGTGAGCCGGAAGAAGATGTAGCGGTGCTATTTACAGATGCGCTTGAATTCCTTACGCGGATGTAAGTTATCTGCGTTGTTGCTGTGCTACTGACAGACGATGCGCCGCGCCATATTGCGCTTGGCACTGCGTTTACTGACCCTGCACCCGATGCGGATGCTGCCGCTTCAATGATGCAGACATTTGCATCAGACCAAACGGTTGAATCAAGCGAGAAGGCTAGACTATCAATGTTCCCGAATAAGTCTAGCTGTTCAAGCGTGAATGGGCCACAAACATCAGCCATTACGCAAAGGTTACAGTCAGTGAACCACTAGCGATTTTGAACACATCGCCCGTGTCGATTGTTTTTGAAGTGGTCAAAGCACCATGCACCAACAGATTGCCAGCAGTAGAAGCGTCAAAAATACCGAAGTGGGTGAGGGTTCCCCATGAGCCACCAGCTTGCGGGAAATTAATATCTGCACTAGTGCTAGAAGCGCCATTAGAGGGAGCAGCAAAAGTAGCAGACTGACGAGCGTAAGATGTACCACTGCACTCAGTGCCAGTACCAGCATCCGTAGGGTCAGTCGTAAACAGTGCAACATAGACAGTTGTAGGTGCAACATAATTGGTTGCGCGGAGTACTTCATTGATTAAAGCATTCTCAAGATAGTTAGACATTGCAGCCATTTTTTACCTCTTTGATAAAGTCATTGCGAGTGGTACACCCGAGTATTGAGCAGATTCATCCGATCTAGTCAATGTGTCGATTGCCCTTTGATACATGGTAGCCCATGTCTGAATTCGTGCATCGTTCATGATGTATGGTTCTGCCTCCAGCAATGCCGCATAAAGCAAAGCATCGGGAGAGTTAGCCATAAACGCATTACTTGAGTTTGCGCTTGATAGGAATGTCGGAGCAGAGTAATACAGCAGTTGAACCGTATATGTGTTGTCCGGCATTGGGGCTAACTGAAACTCAGTTGCCAAAATTGTGTAATTCAACGGTTTACCGCGAACATGAGAATCTGTGTTTCTGATAAACACCGATGGAGACAGATATGTCAATGGTTGCGGAGGATTCCCCGTTACATAGAAGTCTCTAGCCTCAAGAAAGTCTGACGGTATCTCTACCGTTCCGTCCCCACTAGTCGTAGTGGTGGTGACTGATTTGAGCATTTGCCGAATGCGGAGTTCTCTGCGAAGTCTCAGTTCTGCAAACCGAATGAAGTCGGGAATCTGATCGGTCAAGTCACTACGGGCCAAATAATTGGCAACCGCTGTACTGAGTTCAGAGAATGTCGCAATGCTCATACTCGCCCCGGTCTAGTTCTGAAAAAACGATTGTCCGGACTGTTTAGGAATTCTTTGAATTTCTTTTCATCCACTACCGCAAAGCCTCTCATGATGCCTTTTGCGTTTAGATCGTCAATCACTGTTAAAGGAATTGAAGCAACCTTGTTGCCAAACATATCATCCGACCATCTTGCGCGTTCATCGTAGGAATTGAATTCCTTTAGATTTTGCTCGATGTTTGCCGTTATGTCTTGGCGTGTCTCAACGATGATGCCGCCATCGCCATCGGCGTGGGCAACAGATTGACGAAACTGATTCATAGAAAAACCCCCATGCGGTTAAACATGGGGGCATTCACTCTTAGGGAGTCAAGTCAGCGATGATGCCGTGGGCAGCTTCATTGTTCACTTGCAAGGTGTATTCCACCAGCAATTGAGTAACTTCCGCATCACCCGTCTTAGCCAACTCGTTGGTTTGGAAGGGGCGCAGATAAGCTACAGATGCCATGTCGGTATCCAACACAAATGCGGTTTCATCGCAATTATTGGTGGATGACATGAAGCGGTTAGGCACAACAGAGATCGTGCCGAAGTCGCTCAGATACACATCAGCAGCACCGATGATGGTGGTGGGTGCATCAGCAGGAGCCATGAAGCGTTGAGCAGCGATACCCGTGAAGGCAGAGACCAACTGCTTGTGAGCAGGGTTCACCATCAACACTTTGGGATTGCCGCCGGAGGTGTAGACCTCTTTAACCACAGTTTTCAGAGTCGCCTCGTCAAAGGTGCGGTTAGTGCCGTTGGTGCGAGCAGTCGAGCCGCTTGCGCCAGCAACGCCGTTCGTGCCGAAGTCACCGTTAGTCGCCAACCATGCTTGCAAACCGCCCAACTTACGAGCAGCACTAGAAGTACCATTCGTGCTGACTTGGTTAGACAAGAGGGTGGTTTCCATGTCGCGCTTGATCTCAGCGGAGGCTTTAGCCAGTTGGTAAGCCTTCTCAGACTTACGCCCAGCTTTGTCCACAGCTTCCAAAGTGCCGGAGATTTTCACGGTCTTTTGGCTGATCTGAGTCTTGTTGCCCACGCGAGTGGTAACGCCGATGGTGGCATCAGATGCCGTGTCGCCTTCAACTGCATAGTTAGTCAAAACGGCAGATGCGAGAGCATCGGTTTGCCATTCGTGATTGGTAGCGGTTGCTTTGCCCTTACCGATGGACGACATGAAAGGCGTGTCGGTGGGGGAGATCGAGTAGATCACATCGGACAAGTCTTCGCGTTGACCGATAGAGGTGTAGGTTTGATAAGTTGCCATGATTGAATCCTTGAGTTAAACGAACCGTTCAAACGCACTTGCAGCGTCTCGGACTTTTCCGGTCTTCCGCAATTGCGCTACTGCTTTTTTGTGCTGTTCTTGATTGTCTCTCGGTTGAGATACACCGCTTCTCATCATTCGGGGTGCTTCGGCTACCCTTTTGGATAACTCCGGCTTGCCCTTTTGCAATGCAGCGTACTTCATGCCATGAAACAAACTAAGTACAGCGCGAGAATCATAGACATTGGCTAACTCTTGGTCTGTCCACCCGATTGACTTGGCGTAGTCCCGAATATCCTTGCGGATTTGGTCGCCAATCTTTGGGTCTGCGTATCCCGGTATAGATGAAGAAAGTTTTTGGCTTTCTTGAGCAATGTGGCTTTGGAGTTTTTCAGAATGTTCCGCTTGTTGCTGTTGGGCAATGCGTTGCTGTTCTGCCTTCAAAACCGCAAGTTGTTCCTTGCGTTGCTGCTGTTCTGCTACCTTGACTGCATACCCAATAGGGTCACTTTCCTTTAGAGCCTCCAAGTTCTCGCCCTTCGTTTGCTGACTTAGGAATTGTTCCATCATCTGCAAGCGTTGAGCATACTGATCTCTTAACTTGTTTGCTTCGTCAATTTTCGACCGTTCTGCTTCCACAGCGCGGCGTTGTTCACTAAGCGTTTGGGTCTTCTTTGTGTAGTCGGCCCCAAGTTGATAGCCCTCAATAAGTTGATCTAAAGTAACTTCGCGTTCTTCTCCCGCCGCTTTGACGCGAAAAGTGCTAGTTTGCTCTGTCTCACCTTTTTCAGAATCCACCAACTCGGAATCAACGCCATCATCATTTTCTGAATCTGCATTCTGTTCGGTTTGGCCTTCGGCTTCCGGTTCAGAGTCCATTAATCCAAAAAATGCGGATGCAGCTTGTTCCACATTCAGCGATTCACTTCCTTGCGGAGCCGTGTTATCACTCATTTCTTACCCAAGTTGTCAGCACTTACCGAGTGCCACGGTGTAATCTTATGATTACAAAATCTTCCACCGCTTCTTCACAATTAGCCCCGTAGCTGCGATTGATTCAAAGTGGCCTTTAATCGATTGTAAAGCATGAATTTTTAAATATGCAAGTTCTCGCGCTTCAATATCATCGGGCGCAGAGTTAACTATATTCAGCAATTCAGATTGCTTTAATGCTTCCATTTCTTCCAAAAAGAAATCATCGGAGAGCAGATTCTTGGCAAGTTCAAACTTTTCCATTTTGGATACTCGATATGAAGTCAGACATTGACACTTGCGGGATATTGGCAAATTGGTTGCCTTGCAGTCCTGCCCATTGTGTGCCGCCTAATAGATTGTCGGTGGTAAACAGTGAATTTATGTCGATTGGGCCTTGAAAGGTCTGTGTGTAGGTGGGGCTTGCCCATCCGGATATGTCTGACGGTGTGAATGCAAAACCACCTTGCGGTTCATCACCACCGCTAGATATGGCGTTTTGTACGGCATTAGCTGCTGCACTTGCTCCGGCAACAGTTAGACCGAGTTTAATCATGCCCTCAATCTGCGATTTAGTGAGTGGGCTTGACGGTGTTTCTACTGGCCCCTTATATGGTGTTTCGGTTGCATCTGTATAACCAACTACGCCACCACTTTTATCAACCGTTAGGGTACTTCCATCCTCATAGGTATATGTCTGTGTGGATGGCGCAGCATTTGATAGGTCTAGCAGTGTCGTGTCAATAGCTGTTGGTGGGCCAACAAAGTTTGATGGTGTTGTTAAATCAAGAGGTGTTGTATCAATGGATGTTGGTGGGCCAACGAAGTTAGCCGGATTGGTCTCCGGAAATGCCGCCATTGTGTCCGCACTTGTTGGGGCAGGGCCAGCATCTAAGTAATCCGGAATGGGAAGATTCTCGATGTACTTAGCGGCTTGATTTTCTGCAATGGTTCCAGCAGCACCACTCATTGCGCCTTGTACTGCTCCCGTAGTTGCCGCTTGCTCTAGATTTTGACCAGCAAGCAAACCTCCGGCAGTTCCGGCAGCAGCAGTACCCAATGCAGCCGAACCCGTTGCACCCGCAACATTTTGAGCAACCCCACTCTGTCCAACAATAGCACCAATCGTTAATGCTTTAGCTGCGCCTTCAAGATCGCCTAACCCAATTGCTCGACCTACACTTATTCCAGTTCCAAGCCCCGGCACGACAAGATCAAGAGCAAATGTTGCAACGGGGGGCAAGTCCATGATTGCCCGACCAAAATCAGCCAATACGCCGGATGGTTTTTCGTAATAACTTACTCGACTAGCCTTTACGATTGGGGCTTGAATGTTGCCGCCACCCGTTGCCGCATAACCTAATTCACCCGTATCGGGGTCTCTCGCTAATCCCCTAATCGCACCAAATTTAGGGTCAACTTGTGAAGTATTTGGGAAGTAGTTTCCCAATTGTTCAGCAGGGACTAAAAATCCTTTTGGCGATGCGCCAATTTCGCTTTTTGATAAATAGTCGCCATAGGTTTTAATATCCTCTGATTTAACTCGTGAGTCAGAGTTAGCCCATCCGCTTGGGACTTTGGCCTTAGACAAATCAATGTATTCGGCATTTGTTGCGAGAGATTTAATCGTGTCTTCATTTAGGAATGCCGGAGAATATGTATACCGTCCATCGGCATACCATCCCTTTTGAATACGGTCTTCCGGAATGAATGCGTACTCAGTCCCACCAAAGTTAAGCCCAATGGCAAATGTTTGATTGCGTGAGGAAGCGTCACCCGTTCGGTAAGCCCTTGCCCATACATCGTTTGTAAAGTCCAACTGCCCAAACTTTGGGCTGTAGATGATGTTTGTATCAACTAAATTTGACGGGGTGCTTTCCGCAACAGGCGCGGGTGGCTGTGCTTGCTGTGCCTTAAGCCACTCTATTGTTTGTGAAAATGCACCCATATCAAGCCCCAAAAGATGTTTGCATGATTACCCCGGTATCTCAATGTTTGAGGTAATCCCTGCCCCGACCTTCATTGCTTTCAATTGGGCCTCTGCTTCAAACTCTTGCTTTCTAAACATCATTTCAGCTTGGAACTTGTCCCGCTGTAGCTGCATATCTGCCATCGCCTTTTCACGGGCCAATTGAATATCTGCCTCTGCCTTCATTTGCATACTCTGAATGTCGGCTTGAACCTTTGCCATTGCCGCTTGTGCTTCGGGCGAGATTTGCGGTTGTTGCGGTTGCGGGTTGCTCAATTGCTGATCGACCTCCGGAGGAATGGCTTTGTAGAACTCTGCGCTGTCCTTGAATCCGGCAGCTTCCACCATCCGACCGAGAGTGTTGCGATACTGCCCAATGCTCACCAATGGGTTGGATGGCCCCATCTGTCCCAACACTTGTTCTTGTTTCTGCAAGACCATTTGCAGCATCGCCATCTGTTCTTGACGGTTGCCAGCACCGAGACCAACATTAATGTCCACATCGTACTGATTCGACCACTCACGCGGGTCAAATGCCACATACGAGCCTCTCATCCGCACGATACGGGGCTTGTCTTGATACTTACAAAGCAGATGCAGAATCCCTTTGAAAAGCGATTTAACACCCGTCTCCGCAAAGATTCGCGCTATCAGTTCGACCTTACCCGCGCCAGCAGCTTGCATAGATGCCACAGCAGCAGCAGTCACATTCTGCAAGATAGCGGGGTCTAGTCCTTGTGATGCGTCTGTCACTCCGGTGCGCTTTTGGGCCACAGAGTCGAGATACTGAAGCATCGGGAAGGCTTGTCCCGCAACGGGTTGCACTTGTAACGGTTGCACTGCGCCTTGAGACTTAATCCGCACCACACCGCCAGCAGTGGCAGTAAGCAGATCATCTAAGTTCACTTGCCCATCTACCGCAGTCACCCGAGCATTGTTTGTCAGATAGAGGTTATCCAAAATCTGACGAGTGATAGTGGTCTTTTGAAGCTGAATGTCTGTAGTCCGGTCTGCCAATGATTGACCGAAAAACTTGTGTGGGATTGGAATCGGGCAGATTGAGTGGAATGGAACATAGTCGCATTCTTCATTTGACAGAATCTCGTTTCCAGCAAAGAACACTTGACGAAGTTCAGCGATACCGTCCCCGTCCATGTCGGCCCGTAGGTAGCACTCAAACACTTCAACACTTTGCATAGAATCATCCATGCTTGTGGAATCATCCGGTTGCTCACCATTGGAGAACCTAACGAGTCGCTCCGGTGTGTATGTCAGTGAATCACTCGCGGGAAGTCCGTCCACAATGTCAGCATCAAAGCCCATAGCGATCAAGTCGCTGCGAGTCATCAGCTTGCGGTGGGCAATGAAAGGCGCACCCTCAATTCTCCGAGCCTTCTTAGAGATTAGGAATTCTTCGGGTGGGACATTCTCCACCACCACACGACCCGTCTTTTGCTTCTTAGAGACCGTCACCGCATGAATCTTGACCTTCATTGGCCCCATTGGGGTGATCTGATCGAATTCTTGCGTGTCTTGATTGACGATCTCCATAGTGCCATCGCTCATCAGCATGGCGAGTTCGTCATCAGTTAGATCACGATACTTCTCTTTGATTACATCTTCTTTGTCTTCCCAATAGGCTTTGACCACTCCGACCTTTTGAAGAAGCGCATCCTTGAACCAATCGTGAAGAATAATCACGCCTTCGTTGTCACGGTTGAATACCCAATTCACATACTCAGTGGCTTGCTTTGCTCCAGCCTCATCATTTGGGCCACGGGGTTCAAACCTCACCACTTCATCGCTTGCCGAGAAGATTCGCACCAATGATGGGAGAGAACCGTCTACGGCCTCTGCAACCTCACCCGTGACAATCTGCGACTTGCCTTCAACCTCATTGCCGTATGGCTGCCGCAAATAGCTTTGCAGTGCTTCTCTGCGCTGTTCGGTGGTCTCAGTCTCCAAATAGCCGAGACTGTTGGAAATCTCAGCGTCAATGATTGATTTGAGTTTAAGTTCGTCCATCACACAATCCATTTCACATTTTGAGTAGGCATCTTTGACCAGCCCGAAGTTTCGTTTAGACCGATTGCAAGATAGCGGAAAGCATCAGCACTATGGCTACTCCAATCATGAAGTGGTCGGTCGTAAAAGATTTTCCGCTTTTCATCGTAATCCCTTCGGTAGTTTCTGAGTGCGTCTAGTCCTTGTTTGACCTTTGGCACATTGAACCAACATCGTGGGAGCAGCCTTCGCACCGCTTGGATGCCATCATCGACCCCCATGCGTGGGGCAACCCGAATGTTTAATCCAGCATCGGTTAAAACCTCTAGTCGGCTTTTCCCCGTCCCGAGTTCCCGCACTTGTACATCGTGAGGTAGGATTTGCTCGGCTTTGTCCCATCCATTATGCCTTAACCAATTAACATAGCTGTCAAGACCAACCCCGTTATTCTCGTAAAAGTCCATCAGCCGGATTTCTGAGCCAGCTATTTGAGCCACCCAAATCACCGTAGAGTCACCCATTCCCAAGTCCCATGCACACACTGTCTTACAGAGGTCATCGCGGGGAATCTCTTGAATGTGGTTCTTTTCGTCCAAATCGTTGAGCAGTTGACCGTAGTACGACCCCTCTACCGCAGCGGTAAACGAGCATTCAAACTCTTGAAGGTACTTATCGTCCCCCATTTCTATCCGAGCCGCCTTTAGTTCGGTCTCGCTCAAGACTTGAGTTTGGGAGGCTTTGAACTCCAATAGTCCCCACCCGTCCTCTGTTTCTGCCCGATCTCGTAGGTCTTTAAAGTGATTGTGGCCCTTTGGAGTCCCGATAAAGCAGCACCACCCGAGTCTGTCAGCCAATGACGGGCGAATAATGTCTGTCCAAATCTTTGGGTTTTGGTCGCCAATCTCGTCAAGAATCACCCCATCGAAATATTGACCGAGCAGTGAGT